GCGTCGGCATGGCGCCGGTCAACGTCGTCGCTCCGGTCATCAGCGGCGCGGCCGAGACTTGGCAGACACTGACGGTCGATACCGGCGCTTGGAATGGCTCGCCCGACAGTTACGCCTACCAGTGGAAGCGCGGCGGCGTTGCTATCAGCGGCGCGACGACGAACAGCTACGAGCTAGACGTGATCGATGAGGGCACGACGATCAATTGCACGGTGACCGCTAGCAACGCGACCGGCTCGGCTTCTGTCACAACCGCAGGCGTGACGGCGGCTCCGTTCTCTGGCGGGACCTTCCAGATCATGCAGGCAGATGTCTCCGGCGAGTGGACCGCTCGCCAGATGATGAGGATCGAAGATGACGAATGGGTCGTCGTATAACACAAAGGAGGAGCAGTGACCGAAACACCCGACAACGTTGAGAAGCCCCCGACCACAGAGGAGCAGCGACAGGGTGACCCTGCCGACGAGCCGGTGGCTCCGTTCCAGGCGAACCCGAACCCTGTGCCACAGAGTTTCCCGGAAAACCCGCCACAGCCGCCCGAACCCGATGACGAGGAGGATGAGGAAGAAGACGACGAGTAATAGGTCAGCCTGAGGCTCTACGTTGGCCGGGCTGGCCCTCCATATCTCCCTCGGCTGGCCCGGTCAAACTCCTACCTAACAGAAATTATGGCAATCACCTTGCACACAGAGACCACCACGCAGTTCCTCGCTCGCATGATCCTGGCGACGCGCGAGCAGCACCAGATCAGCAGCAGCGATGCACAGCGGCTCGGCGACCTCGCATCATTCGGCGTTCACGGAGCGCCGACGACAATGCCCGAGGAGCGGCGTGACGCGAGCAAGCCGCTGATGCCGTTGGGGCAGGGCGATCTGGTCGCATGAGAACCCGGCGTTGGGATAAAGCGGTTATCAGAAACGTTGCCGACCCAACGCCATGGTACCCCTACCCGAACAACCACGACCTGCAAATCAACATCGACCGAACCGGGATGTGGCTCTACATAGGGCCGAGCCTGAAGCTGAAGGACCCCGGAGGGCGCTTCAACCTAGCCAACATAATCCTGTTTGGTGGGTTCATCCCGAACCTATTCAATGGATGGGACGGCAGGAGCAGACTCAAGTTCAAGATCCAGAGCAAGGGTAACAAGAGCTTTCAACTCGATTACCTTGATGTAAACGGAAACCTGCTCGGCAGCTCAACCCACACCTTCAAAGTATGACCCAAGTTCCAATCAATCCGCCTCCCTGGGGGCCGCGCCGTGACCCGCACTTCGATGCTACGCACACTTTTGAAGGTTACGGTCACCATAGTCAGGTTGACGTGGGAACTGCCATTCTCAAGGGATGGTGGTTCAGACCCGAGTGGTACGAGCGACTGCGACCCGACACCCGCCGGTGCCGTCATCATGGCGAGATCATGTACGAGGAGCTTCCGCTATCACAAGCCCAACTCGACATCCTCTATGCGGACCAGATCGCTGGTCTGTCTACGGGACCGATGAGCGGATGACATGAGCCTAGTACCTCGATCACAGAACGGCCTCGGCAGCCACGTGTTGCCGATCAGCGACGATAAGCCGCCAAAGGGCGAGCTTGGCGTCGTCAGCGATCTGATCTCAAACATGGATGCGTCCTGGCAGATGCTTGAGGCGCTCGATGAGCTAGAGACCAACCCCAAGCTGACGTTCCCGCAGAGCGTCTACACATACCATGCAATGCGCACAGACGCGCAGGTCCAGGGGCTCTTGACTGGAGCGATCTGGCCGTTGCTGCGCATGAAGTGGTCGATCAACCCGAACGGCGCCAAGCCGGAAGCGGTCGAGAAGATCAGCAAGGACCTGAACCTTCCGATCGATGACCCGAGCGCGCCGCCCGAGCCGCCCGACCCCATCACAGGGATTGCGCCGCCGAAGCCAGAGGACACCTTCCAGCAGCGCCGCACGCAGAACCGCTTCAACTTCCTCGACCACCTTGAGTCGGCGCTGGAGGCAATCGCCTACGGCTTCATGATCTTTGAGCAGACCGGCTTCATCGGCGACGATGGTCTGTTCCATTACCGCAAGCTGGCGCTGCGCCCGCCACAGACCATCTCGGAAATTCACTTGGCGCGCGACGGAGGGATTGAGCATGTAAGACAAACGAGTCTGCACGATCAGCCGCTTCCGATCAACCGGCTCGTCGTGTATAGCTTCCAGAAGCGCGGCGCCAACTGGCATGGCCGCTCGATGCTCCGTGGCGCCTACGGTCCCTGGCTACTGAAGGACCGTGCGATGCGTGTCGGCGTAATGAACATTCAGAGGGCTGGCGTCGGCACGCCAATCGCGCAGGGCCACCCCGGTGCTACGCAGACGGACCTTGACGTCCTTAGCCAGATGACGCAGAGGCTGGTAGCAGGTGATAGGAGCGGCGGGGCGATCCCCTACGGCGCAACCCTAAAGTTGATCGGCGTCGAGGGCGGACAGCCCGATACGGTCGGCTTCATCAAGCTCATGAACGAGGAGATGGCGAGGAGCTTCTTCCAGATGTTCATGCAGCTAGGGCAGAGCACCTCAGGCTCACGGTCGCTTGGCCAGACGTTCGTGCAGTACCACAAGCTTGTCAGCGAATACCTGGCGCAATGGTTCACAATGGTATTCAACGAGCACGTGATCGAGGACGACATTGAGTGGAACTACGGTCCTGACGAGGAGTACGCGCCGCTCCTCCAATGGGACTGGGACGAGCAAGGGTCAGAAGAAAACCCAGAGGGACCTCAGGCCGCCAAGAACCCTGCCCAGAAGATGCAGGAGTTGGCGGATGAGGGCAAAGTTCAAGTGGACAATAAGACTCGTGATCGAATCAATCACAAGTAACCTCCGCATGGCGATCGTGGCCTGCCAGAGCGAGGCGCTCAGCTACGCGGGTGGCGTGTTTCCTGTGCGGTGGTTCCCTTCCCCGTCTGGATCACGTCACCCGCTGGAGCGCAGTCATGCCGTATAAGCTCAAAGGCAACTGTGTCGTGAAAGCCGACTCCGGCGCAGTCGTCAAATGCCACAAAACCAGGGCACAAGCACTCAAACACCTCAAGGCACTCAAGGTAAACGTATCAGACGCATCAATCATGATCGCAACCTCCTCGATACAAGCACTACAGAAGAACAAGCCGCAGCTGACGACGGTGCCGGATGTCCAGATTGTCAAAACCGGGATCGAGTATCCGCTCAGCACAGGACCCTGCACTTTCACAGCCGATGACCTTGCCGCCGCAGTTGCGGCACAGGCAGACCCAAGTATTCCGCAGCCACGTATCTGGATTGGTCACCCGGATGATAAGCGGATTCACGGAGAGCGCCAGGAGGGCGTGCCATCTGGGGAGCCTGCGGTCGGCAAGGTCACGGACATGCGTCTAACCGAAGATGGTCATTGCATCGTCGGCGACCTCACCGGCGTGCCGCTCTGGCTCGCCAACATCATGGCCTCGGCGTTCCCCTCGCGCTCGATTGAGGGACGCTTCAATCTCAAGACCCCGACTGGCAAGAAGCACCGGCTCGTCATCAACGGTCTGGCGCTCCTCGGCATCACTTGGCCGGGTGTCTTGACGATCGAGGACATCGCAAGCCTCTACACAGAGAAAGGACCCAAGGTTACGGTCACTAAAGCGACAGCGAAGCAGCCGGTCACTATCACCGCCGCATCTGACCGGCCGCTGTCGGCCCAGGTGACGGTGGAGGACCTCAGACGCGCATGGTACGAAGCAAACCGTGGCGACCCTGAGAAGTTCAACTGGTGGATTCGATCCATCTACCTCGACCCGAATGAACTGATCGTCGATGCCGACGATGGAGGGACGCTGTTCCGGCAGCCCTTCAAGATCAACGGCGAGAAGGTCAAGTTCCTGAAGGCCAAGAAGGTCAAGATCAAGTACGTCAACGCTAGCCATGGAGGGATCGAAGCTGAGCCCGTAAACGAGAATCGCAATCACATCGCAGTGTTCGAACAACAGGTTCTCAACGTCACAGTACCGACTGGGAACTACATCGAGATCAAGCTAGGAGGAACAACGAGGTGAGACTTCACTTCGAGGATGGCGAGCGAGAGGTTCTGATCGCGCGCCTCGGCTTGGACGATGACGCGGATGACGCGGCAGTCGCCCAGGCGGTGGCAACGTGGATGCAGGAGGACCCGAGCGCCAAGAAGGACGACGACAAGAAGGACCCCGACACGAACGCGAGCAGCGACATCAGCGATCTGGCAACAGACGATGGTGACGTCGTGATCGTGGACGTGTCGGAGTTCCAGCGGCTGCGCAAGCGCGACCGCGTGGCGGCCGAGGTCGAGGAGACAGCGCGCCGTCGTGACCGTGACGAGATGATCGAAGAGGCCATCGCCGATGGCAAGTTCGGCCCGTCGCGTCGCGATCACTACAAGGCCCGCTTCGACAGCGATCCGGAGGGCACCAAGAACCTGCTCGGTCGCCTGACGAAGAACACGGTTCCGCTGGAGGAGCGTGGGGCCGACGCGCCGACCGACGAGGTTGACGCCTCGGCATACCCGACAGACTGGGCGCCTGAGGTTGCGGCCCGTCAGGCGCGGCCCAAGAGCCGCGTTCACGGGGAGGACTGACGATGACTGAGGCCATCGCATACTACGATCCCGGCGCAGACATCACCTGCCAGCACACGGCAGGCACGGTCGGAGGCAGGTTCGTCACCTGGCCGACGACCCGCAACACGGGTGGCCCGTCCGGCATCAGCGATACCGGCGACGGCACCCTGATCGTCACCACCCCGGCCGCCAACGTGGCGGTGTTCGGCGTGACGTCGCATGACGTCGCGGCAGGTGGCAAGGTCAACATCATGCGCGGCCCGAAGGTCGTGGCGGTCGAGGCGGCAGGAGCCATCCCCATCGGCTCCTACGTGACGACCGACAACACCGGCAAGGCGGTCGTGGCATCCACTGGGCAGCTGGCGGCGGGCCGTGCCCTGACCCTGGGGGCGGCGGCAACGCTGACCGCCGTCAACCTGTTCGACGGCCAGGTTCTGGCCCCGTAAGGAAGGAGGGATTCATATGCTCATCGAAGCAGCAGCACCGACAAGGTCAAGGGTTCACTTCGAGCCACAGTTCGTTGACCTGGGGAACGGTTACTTCGCCCTCGTGGCGGGTGACGAACTCCTCGCCAGCGTTCCGGCGCAGGTGGCACATCCGCTCGGCCCGCCCACCATCTCGGGCACGACGATCACCGTCGACACGATGCTGAAGCAGCCAGTCCGGATCACTCGCATGATCATGGACATGACGCTCCAGCGGTTCGTCGCTGACCGTATCTTCGCCTCAGGTGGCGGAGTGGTCGGTGGCGCGGTCGTCTACGACTCTGTCGAGGCCAACGACCTCTACACGAGCCGTGACGTCGAGCGTGTCGCTCCGGGTGCCGAGTTCCCGATCATCACATCGGCCCGGCGCGCTCCCGGCGTGGCCGAGGTCGAGAAGTGGGGTGGCAAGGTCTGGATCGCCGATGAGGCGCGCGACCGAAACGACTCCACCCTCTTCACGAACCAGCTGAGGCAACTCGGCAACACGATCGTGAGGAAGATCAACGCCAGGGCGATCCAGGTCCTGGAGGCGATGTTCACGGCGTACCCCTCGCGGGTCGTCGTGTCGAAGTCGCAGCCCGTGGGCGGCTGGGATGCCGTCACGCCGTACGGTGCGACTCCGTCAGCGCCGGGCACTTGGCCCGCCGCCGACTTCGCCATGGCAGCGGAGGTCGCTGAGACCGACGAACTCGGTATCAGGTACGACCTCTGGATCCTCAACCCGGTCAACTACACGGACCTGCTGCTGCTGTACGGCGGCGACGGCATCCAGGAACTCCTGAGCACGCTCGGCCTGGAGGTCTACGTCACCAACCGTGTGACCGCCAACACGGCCTACGTCGTCGCCCAGGGCCAGGTCGGCCAGATGCGTCTGGAGCAGGCGCTGAAGTCGGAGACCTGGCGGGAGCCGAACCGCGAGCGCACCTGGGTGCAGTCCAGCGTCCGCCCGCTGATGTTCGTCGACAACCGATTCGCGGCCCTCAAGGTCACGAACCTGAAGGGCTGAGATGTCGAGCCCCGAAGTCGCCAACCTCGCACCTACCACCGACCTTCAGCCGGTGCGGGTGCGAGTGCGGCAACTCGATTACGTCACCAAGGGGGTCAACCCCCTCGGTGACGAGGTCGACAAGATCGCCACGGCCTACGGCCCTGGCGCACCGCAGAACGACCCCGCCAGCCGTCGTGATCTGGACCCGGAGTCACAGGAGTTCGCCGACCTGGCGAGCGACTTCCGCTTCGGTCAGCTGATCATGGTTCGCCCTCTGGCGGCGGCCGGTCTGATCGAATCTGGTGCGGTGCATCAGGTCGAGACGGATGAGGAGGGCGAGGAGTTGGTCGAGGAGGAGATTCTGCTCGATGTCAACACCGCTTCGGTCGATGAGCTGGTCGACTGGATCCAGACCGAGAAGCCGACGGTCAACGACGTAGTGGGGGCATCAGGAGGCGATCCTGATGTCGCCAGGAAGCTGCTGGAAGCAGAGTCAAAGGCAACCGACGGCGAGCCCAGGAAGGGCGTCATGGAGGGGCTGTCCGCAGTCATCTCCCGAGGCTAGTCCTCATGGGGGCCAGGCGGCTCGACCCGTTTGGCCCCCACCCTAACTTCTTATGGCACTAGAAACTCAATTCAAACCCTCGACCAGCGAAGTCGCGGTCTTCATCAAGAACCGCACGGTCGATGACACCAACCACTTCCTTGGTGACTTCGGTCCTACCACGATTGTCACTGACGACGAGGTTGAGCTTCTGATCGAGCAGACTGCGGGGCTAGTCCTGTCGGCGCTGCGCTGGGACCCGGAGGTAACGCCCGCGCCGATTCCTGAGGACAACTGGCCGGCTGTGAAGACTCTCGTCGCTTTGTTCGCCGCCATTGCCGTCGAGGTAACAAAGTTCAGCGAGCAGATCGCTCGCCAGGTATCGCCATACCCGTACCTGAAGGAAATGTTCGACAAGATGCTCGCCGAGAAGCAGGGCGAGCTAGGCATCACTCCGCCAAGGACGAGCAGCGGCAGCTTGAGCTTGACCGACCTAATCGCCAGCCAATATGGCAAGGCGATCTTCAGCTTCCCCGACGACCCGATGGTCGGCTGGACGACCCCGCTCTGATGCCTGGTCCTGTCTTCATAGTTCCGTCTGAGCGGATCGAGGACTTTGAAGCCGAGCTTGAGGTGATTGGTGAGCGCTCCCAGCACCTAGAGCCGGTTCTCCAGGACATCGTGGATAAGATTCTTGAGCGCAACCGTCGAATGTACGAGACACGAGGGGCGACTAGTGGTGTATACTGGACGCCATTGCGTGGCAGCACGATCACTCGTAAGCAGAACCTGGGTGTGTCTCACCCATTTGACCCGCTACGTCGGTTCAATGATCTCATGAAGAGCTTGTCGGTGCGCGGAGCCGAGCACCAGGAACTCGACGTTGATGATGACGGCATCAGACTAGCGTCGACACACCCGGCTGCTGGCTATCATGCAAGCGGCACACGGAAGATGCCACGGCGTCCGCCGATGGTGATTGCAGCCAAGCACGCTCATGAGTACGTCGGCGATCTGAATGACTTCATCTTTGGTGAGGAAAATGGCTGATCAGAACTTCGGCGAACTGATCGCCTTCAGCGATGTCGAGGAGGTCGTGCTCGATCACTACAAGATTTGGATGCACACATGGCTCTCCGCCAGAGAGCGCAAGCGTGGCATCCCGGTCGGATCAATTTCAAGGCCACGGTCGTACCTAGTCAAGCAGACGTTTACCGCGCTCCCAGGAGAGGAGCAGACACCTATTGTCATTGCTGTCTGCGACGGCTTCGCAGGCGACCCGCAGCGCAGGGGCAATGGGGACTATGATGCTGAACTGCGCTTTGGGATCGCAGTCATGTGCATGGGGACTTCGGCGCGCGAACTCTGTGGCCACTATCAGGCCGCGCTTCTTGGGATCGCTCTTCACAACCGCAGCATCGCCGGTGGACTAGCCCAACTATGCGACTTTGTCGATCTGAAGATTGACAATGTAGAGGAGGAGGCTCTTGGCAGAACAATCGCAGCGGCGCGGCTAGAGTTGACCTACAAGGTCCCGAGTTTCGCCAGTGAGCTTCCGGCGCTGATAACACTTCCTGAAAATCCAGAAGAGCCGCAGCCTGATGATCCGGAGGTCGAAACCGTCATAATTGATGTAAACAAATACCTAGCGAGCGAGGAGCTACCGTAGTGGCAAAGAACAAATTTGTGGGACCGATCCACGGTCGTGAGCGCGTCCTCTCGGATGGTCGTGTGATCGTCCCTGGTGAGGAGTTCGAGCTTGACGACGAAGCTCAGAAGGACGAGCACAACAAGCGTCTGATCGAGAGCGGCCAGGTGCTCGCGGTCGATCAGAATGCCAAGCCGAAGAAATCTGGAGGTGAGTAAGTGCGACCAGGTGTGAATGTCACGGTTCGTGACAGCGCGCCGCCATCAACGGTTCCGACTGATGTGGGAACCGGCTTCATGGTCGGCATCACAGAGTCGGGTCCGGCGATCCCGACGATCAGCGACCTCGTTCAGAACATGGACGAGTACGAGGCCAAGTACGCGCCCAACGGCAGGACCTACACGCCCGGCATCACGATGCTGGACTCGGCTGAGGAGTTCTTCGCAGAAGGTGGCAACCGGCTCTATGTCGGCAGGGTCTTCGGCCCAGCCGCAATCGCCGCCACCGTCACGCTGAAGGATAGCGCCGTCGCCAACTGCCTCATCGCCACGGCGCGCGGTGTCGGTGAGTACGCGAACGGCTACGACCTCGTGATCAGGACGCACGCCGAGGACGTAGCGATTCCGACCGGCTCATTCCGCATCCGAGTGGTGCGGGAGTCCGACAGCGTCGTGCTCGATGAGAGCTACAACCTGCTCGACACCGCAGCCGCCATCGCGTGGGCGTTCAACAACCCCTACATCTCGCTGGAAGGCAGCACGTCAGTGCTCGATCCGGTCGCCGGGACATTCGATCTGGCAACCGGCACGAACGATGTCGGAGGGATCACCAACACCGAGTGGCAGGCAGCCGTCGATAGCTTGTCGCTCGCGCTCGGCCCTGGCATGCTGTTCGCACCGGGGGTCACAACCGGAGCGATCTACAACATCCTGGCCGAAGCGGCCCGACGTGACCTGCGCGTTGTGCTGCTCGATGGCCCGGACACGGAAAACGAGGCGACTCTGATCGCGGCCGTCGCCGCTGTGGTCGACAGCACGTTGGCGAGGGCGCGCTTCGCGGGCTTGTTCGTTCCCTGGCTGATCGTGCCCGGCGCCACGAGCACCACGGTGCGGACGGTGCCGCCAAGCCCGGCGGTGGCAGGGCGCTTTGCCAAGAACATGGCGAACGGCCTGAGCGCCAACCAGCCAGCGGCGGGCGAATTAGGTGAGCTGAGGACGGTTCTCGACCTCACGCAGACCTACACGGATGCGGCGCGCGAGAGCATGAACGCAAACGGCGTCAACGTGATCCGTGACATCTACGGTCGCCGCAAGGTGTACGGCTGGCGGACGACCGCCGACCCCGTCAATGACCCGAGATGGGTCGCTCTCAGCAACAGCATCATGCACCGGCAGATCGTGTCGGAGTGCAACGTTGTCGGCGAGCGGTTCATCTTCCGTCAGATCGACGGTCAGGGTCAGCTGGCATCCGAGTTCGGAGCGTCGCTGGAGGGCAACGTCTTCATGCCGTTGTTCCTGGAGGGAAGCCTCTTTGGGGCAACGCCTGGCGAGGCATACAAGGTGGACGCGGGGCCGAGTGTCAACACGAACCAGACGGCCGCCAACAACGAACTGCGCGCGGTCTGCTCGGTGCGCATGAGCCCATTCGGCGAGGAGATCACAATCGAAATCGTCAAGTACCTCGTGACCGAAACAATCCCAGCATAGGGAGGTGAATTATGGCAACAACTACGGGAACAGCATCAGTCCGCCAGAACAACATCACCGTCGAGGTGACGTACAAGGGCGAGACCAAGAGCCTCGGGACGTTCGACACCTGGGAAGGCGCCAACGTCACGGCCGAGAACACGAAGCACCGGCGCGGCGCCATGGGTGAGCAGGTAGCCATCGGTGGTCCGGTGACAATCGAGGACCTCACGGTTAGCCGCGACTACGATCTGGCTCGCGACAACCCGAACTCTCACTGGCTGTCAACAGCAGTCGGCAAGGGCAAGGTGGTCGCCACCAAGACGTACAAGGACTCCGATGGCGTGGATTTCGGGGACTCCATCATCATCACAGGAATCCTGATCGGATACAACGAGCCGGGTGCTGACTCAGACTCCGCGGATGTCGCGATGTTCGAGTTGGTCATCAACCCGGATGGTGTTGTTGGCGGCGGTTAGCCAACAGAAAGGCCACGATGACAGATACAGAAAACCAACTGGAGGGAATCGGTACAGCACTGGGCAATGCGCAGAGCCTGTCGATCCTGAAGGACGCACAGAAGCGTCGGCAGGAGCGCGAGCACACATTGTTCCTTGCTGTACCGAGTTGGGACGGCGACTTGATCTGCGAGTACCGGGTCGTGCCGCCTGACGAGTTGACGAGGGTCGCCGAGCGAGCAGTTCAGCGTGCTCGCAACAACGGCAAGGTTCAGCCGGCATCAAACGACATTGCGATGATCGTCGCAGCCTGCGTTGGCCTCTACGTGAAGCACCCCGAGACTGGCGAGCGGGTGCCGGTTGAGGACGAGTTCGGTCACGTCGGCTACAACAGGATTGCCAAGGTGCTCGGCAAGGAAGATGAGATCAAGTCGAACGCCGACGCTGTGCGCTACCTTATGGCAGAGCGTGACGAGGAGGGCGGTTGGACAGAGAACATCATGGCGATGAGTCTGCACGCCAACTCCATCGGCAAGTGGACGAGAGACCCTGGCAGGCGGGGCGTTGATCTGGAGGAGCTACTGGGGGAATTCTAAGCGACAAGGGCCTTAGCGTTGAGTTCCTCGCCGCCGCCGCTCTGGCCGGAGTCAAGCCGAGAGACTTCCTTCAGGCAGACAGCGACGAGGAGCTTGAGCTTCTGACTCTTGTCGCGAGCAAGGCAATTGAACTCCAAGAGATACAGAACAAGAACCTGGCAGCAACAATCATCAACTACCTCGGGAAAGCACTAGGATCAGACAAGAAGAAGTAGATGGCGTTTCGTGAGGTCATAGAAGCCGTACTGAAGGTAAAGGACGCCAACCGCTTCAAGGCGGGCATCGACAAGGGCGCGCGAGCCGTTCGTGGTCTCGGCAAGGATGAAACCGAAACTGCCGCCCAGACCGAGCTACTGAAGAAGGTTCTCGATAAGCTAGAGCGCCAGAGTCTTGAGATGACCGCTGCGCTGCACGCCGTCGCTGCATCAGTCGACGAGGTTGGCGACGAGATGGTGCAGACCGCCGCCAAAGCGCAGCTATTGAACGCTACCACGAAGAAGTCTGGCTCCAACGCCGTGTTCCTCGGTAAGAGTTGGGCGTTCTGGAAAGACCGCCTGAGCCTAACTCGCTCCGAGATCATGACGACGGCCTTGACAATCGGGGCCTACTTCAGCCCGGCTATCATTGCGATGGGGTCGAGCTTCGCTTATGCCGCCATCGGTGGCGGCGCTGTTGCAGGAGCCGGTATGGCATCGTTCATATTCGGCCTTGTGTCTCTAATGACTGTCATGAAGCCTGTGATCAACGGCGTCAAGAAGGTCACGAAGGCACAGGATCAGTACAACCTGGCGGTCGAGCAGTTTGGCGCTGCCAGCATGCAGGCGAGCCGTGCCAGCGCACATTTGTATGGCATCATAGCTACACAGGGCGGCAAGCCTGTCTCCGATGCTGCTAACAACTTGCGCAAGCTGAAGAAGGAGTGGGCAGACGCGACAGCACCGGCGCGCGGCCACCTGCTCGGCGTACTCAACCAGGGGCTCGACGCCACACGCACTGTGATGCCGACGTTGAGCATGGGGACTAACCAGATCGCGGCTTCTGTAGAGAGTGCGATGAAGGATGTCTTCAAAGTTCCT